TAAGTACCTGCTTTAGTTAATACAATCTCGGATTCAAGATTATAGGTTTCCCCAGTTTCATCACAAGTTGCAGTACCACTTACATTGACCCCGTTTTTCATTTCTTCAAGGCTAAATTTACAAGCTGATACTTCATCCAATAACTGATATACTGCATAAGTATCATCAATTTGGCTTTCGGGTAATGACCAGTTAGGTTCTTTCCACTTTGAATCTGAAGGATCTGAAGGAACTATCTTTAGTTTGTTCTGATATACAACTGGGGTATTCTTAACTACCCAAGTAGTCTTTGCAGTTGGGTAGGCTACAGATTGGAAAGTATAAGTACCTGCTCTATTAGTAGTATATACATACCCGTTTTCAGCATTGAAGGTTTCCCCAGTTTCTACTACTTTAACTCGGTAATCATCACCATTACCCGAAATACATTGTATTATTACGGTAGTTTTTGCAGAACCGTTATATAGAGTAGATGTAGATGGATTAATACTGATCCCATATATAGCAGTTTTACCTGAAACTACTTCAAAGATACCCACACCTTCATCAGTTTCTCTTTTATCTAAAGTACATTTGAATTTATAAGTACCATAACTGTTAGCAATAAATTTATCCCCATTCTTGAAAGTCTTAGGATTACCTATTAACCTACAATATAATTCTCCAGTAAATGACTCTGGGTAATTTGAAGTTATGGTTAAAGTAGTAACTGCATCCTTCATAGTTTGATTATTTCCAACTCTAAATTCTGAGGGTGTACATCTTACCTTATAAGTAACTTCTTCTTGGGTTACTACAAATGAAGTTTGTTTTACAGGAAATTCCACAATCTCAAAAAAGTAAGTACCGGGTTTTGTAAATTCCCAAGTTGAGCCCGATATTTTTACTTGATCGGTACCCACTAATCGAACATTACAAAGTTTCTCTGTCCCTTTATAGGATACTCTAGCTATCACCCTTGTACTAACCTTTAAAGTAGTTGGGGTTATTTTACCAGTTATGGGCTCACAAGAAATAGTATATGAACGGTTATAAGTTTCCTGCCTTACGGTAATTTGGGTTATCTTAGAATTATCCCCAACGCTTCGAAAGTAATAAGTACCAGCCCTTGGAATATTAAATACCGAACCACTTTCATGTTTAGTATAACCCCAGTTAATTCTATCACTCGATATTTGATATCTCAAATCTGCATTCACCCAATCTGAGGTTACAGTTACCAATACTGGTACTTCATATACTTCTGAAGTAACTAAGTTGGGCTGGTCTGGGTTTACCAACTCGGCCTTAATCGAATACCCATCATTTACTACAAAACCGTAATCTATAGTGAAGGATACATGATAAGGTATGAATCTAGTAAAGAAACTTTCTACGGCTTCCCTAAATTTTTTAAAAGCCTCGGAATTAGAAGTATACCCATGACCAGTAAGTTTAAAACTTACGGAAATACATTGAGAACAATCAAAGGTGTTATCAAAGGTATATTTACTATCGTACTGATAGTATTGGTCAAAGTGGGGATGACCTTTTATCCAACCATCATACCCATCGGCTTTTGCTGGGTCTGTTATTACACAGGTTAACCCATATAACCTCATCATGATCTCGAAAAATTCTGATGTACCCCTTATTTTGAAAAGAGATACCGAATATCTCAAGATGTTTCTTACCTGAGTACTGGTTAAAGTAAAAGGTCCCTCTTTGGGTATTATCCAAAGCTTTGATAACTCCTGGAGTTTACTATCCGAGTAGAACCCATTAAAGTACTCTGCCCATTTCTGTGCATCTATCGTGTTCCCATAAGCAAAGGGCATTTCTCCAAGAAATTGCCAAAGGAAATTGAGATACATATCTGGGGTTTTATCTATATCGATAATATCCAATATATTCTCAATATCCTTTGTAATATAATCTGCAAAATGCTCTCCACAAATTTCTAGAAACCTCTCTAAGATGCCTTTACCATTTACCTTATAAGTATCTTGGTCCTTATATTCAAAAGGTAAAAAGTCGATTAAATTTTTGAGGTTTATCATACGATTTCGTTAACGGTTAATGTTAATTGTGAAGCATTCTCGAATACTGGTAAGTTGAAACCTGGATCTTCATAGTCATGGTTTGGTTCAGATACGGTAATAGAATATCTATATCCAGATTGATAACTATTGTTCTGTATATCCAAAGAGAAATCAAAGCCATTAGCCTTATCAATAACCTGAATTGAATTACCAACTGTACCAGTATTCGTATAGCCATTAGATACTGAACGTACCGTAAAAGTAGTTGATGAATTAAAGGTTATATAGTAGGTCATTGACCCCTTTGCCTTATTCAACTTAAACTGGCCAAGGCTTAATTCTTTATTACCATAAATGGTAGTAGGCCAGGGTTTAATATAGAACTTAGTAAGGTGAAGGTAATCTACGGTTGATAGATTATCTATCAGGGCATAGATATCTGATACTCTTACGCTTCCTCCTATTTGAGCTTGCTCCGGAGAATAGGCATTATATAAAGCCGTAAGAATTTGAGTTTGTATCTCTGGAGTCTTATAAGACTTCTTACCAGTAACTTCCATCTCTAGAATAATCTGAACCTTGCCTGCAGATTTAACCTTTAACCAAGTAGTCATAGGTGCTCTTTGAGATAATAGGTTGTATACCCTATTTATTAATTCAGAAGAAGCAACAGCTCCACCATCAGGACTGATATATACTGTAAGCTTTCTACCACATTCATAATCGGCTTTAGCTTTGTTTACCCCATCAACTAACATAGCTAAACTTTCGAAATCCTCTTTGGTAATTGCTACTCCCAAAGTCTTTACACTCAAAGGTATATGTTCCTTAAGCATATTGAAATTTTCGTATGATGAACCTCCACCTGCAGCATAAGTATTAGATACAGTAGCATCTGTTACTGATGAAGATATAACTGAAGGTACAGAAGTAATCATACCAGATTTTACATTACCATTGATACCAGTAGTAAGGTAGAACTTAAAATCAGATATCTTTGCACCAGCAGCAGGTTTCTTACCATATAAACCATCTCCAAAGGTAATATAAGGAGTTAGAGATTCATCTACTACTACCATGAAATGCTTATCGGTAGGTTTTGAATAAGCGAAGGTATTTACTAATACCCAAGATTCTCCACCAATCTTCATACTCATAGTTCCATGTTCGTAGTACTTACCATTAGGTAATGTACCTAAGGTAATAGTTACCCTTTCATCTGAAGGTATAACCATTCCATTTATCTGGCTTTCTGTATATAATTCATGTTGTACAACTGGAACTTTACAAGTAGTTACATTAGCATACCAAGTTACATCCCTAGAAGATAACCATTTGTTACCATTAGAATCTGTAGATAAAGTTCCAGAAGGTATAGTTAATTTAGCACCAATAGAATCTCCAGATACATCCCTGGATACTACCAAATCTACTGATGCTGCAATAGCACCTCTTGCATGATAATCTACCAAAGCACCATGCTTAACTACTGAACTGTATTTACGAGCAGTAGGCAAGAATGATTCCCTTGCCATATTATCAATGTAGTAGTGAAGAACTTCGGCAATTGCCGCAAATAATGAAAGGATAATGATTAAGATATTTCCTTCCGAGTAATCAGTTACGAGTACATTGCCATCTTTGTCTTTGATATTCGTAAGTGATTCTATCAGCTTGGCCTTAATCTGTTGGTAAGACCTCTGATAAGGGTTGAGCCATTTATTAGTGATTCCCATATTAATAAGAGTTTAATGAATTTTCATTTTTATCGTAGGTCAGGTACAGGTACTGACTAGTAGAAGTTTCATTAACTACATAATGAACTTCTATGTTTATTTTAGCACCTTGTCTAGAAACGGTGATACCCTTAAAGGTAATCCTTTGTTCCCATGCACCAATTGAGCTTTTAATAAACTCTTTAATAATAAAACTTAGGGCTTGTGTATTTGGCTCCTCTATACATTCCCATAGGCGATTCCCAAAGTTTTCCTGTCGAAATCGTTGTCCTATTAAATAATACATTATAGAGCTTATATTATTTCTTACCAAAGCCATATCACCATTAACGGGATACCAACCTGTTTCACCCTTTTCATTTCTCGTAAGTTGAATAGGGAATATCATACCCTTTCCAACAATGTTAGTAAGATAGTTATCCATTAGTGTATACATTTAGTGTCCTCATAATCTTCCTGTTTGAAAGTAGAGAACGGTTGACTTGCTTGAGTTACAGTAGGACCTGAAGAACCTGGTCCAGTAGTTACACCGGAGTGTACATGAGAATTGAATAAAGCTCTTAGAGTTTCCAGTTCTTTAATGGTATTATTGAGTTTCTCGGTTAGTTCTTTGATATTAACTACTCCTTGATTCTCCCCTTTATTTAAGATTACTGTATCTCCAGAACCTACGCTTACATCGCCTTGTGCTTGAATAGAAATGTTTCCTTTAGCAGCAAGGCCTACATCACCATTTATATAAACCGTAAGCTTCCCATTGTCATCATCTAGTACCATTACATTTCCCTCTGGAGTAATGATTCCCATTTTATTGGGACCATCCAAGGGGTCTGGTACTTGTTGTAATCCCCAACCATG